TTTGACAAGGCTCGTAAGGCTGGAATCTTTTTACCGAATACAAACAACTGCCAATATAAATGCGGATTGACAGCACACTGTCAGTTCTCAACGAAGATAGGATAACAAATGGAAGAATGGAAACTACAAGTTAGTTATAAGACACCTGCTGGTGACATGATTAACGTCCGTGCTAACACCGCTGACGAACTAAGTGTGTTGCTTGAAGGTGTTGGTGACTACTCAACACAAGTAGCAGCGGTACAACGATTGGTTGTAGGTGCTTACAATGCAGCCCCTTTGGGGACCACGCCTTCAACTCCAAGCACTACGCAATTCACATCCTCCGCTCCCAGCCAGGGGCAGGGTCCGTCACTTACACCTCCACCAAGCGCGATTACACCAACGGGACAAGCGAGCCCGACGTGCGTACACGGAGCGAGAATCTTCCGACAAGGAGTGAGCAAAGCCAGTGGAAAGCCTTACGCTTTCTGGGCATGCCCAACCCCACAGGGGACTCCCGACCAGTGCAAGCCAGTAAACTAAAACGTTAATGAGGGAACGCAGCTACCGACGTACACCACAGAAGTGGCTGCGTTCTTTCTACAAAGAAGGGAATGAATCAGGATGCGTACACTTGTCCGCTCAGTTGGTCGTTCCAGTATTGGTGGAGAACCGCTCCCTAGTTGCTTTAAGGCATTCGAAAGTAACAAGATTATCATTAGGCGCTCTGAGGTTTCGATGTTCGCAGCCGCACCTGGAGTCGGAAAGTCAACACTAGCACTGGCTTTAGCGTTGAAGATGAAAGTCCCAACACTTTACATCTCAGCAGATACCAATGCACACACGATGGCTATGCGATTAGCCTCAATGATTTCAGGTAAGTCACAGACTGACGTTGAAGCATTGATGAATACAGACCATGGTTGGACAAAGGCAACACTTGCAAAGGGTAGCCACATTGTATGGTCGTTTGAATCAGCACCAACACTACAAGATATTGATGAAGAAGTGCAAGCCTTCGAAGAACTATGGGGTTGCCCACCAACATTGATTGTTGTAGATAACTTAATGGATGTAGCCACCGATGGTGGCGAAGAGTTTGCATCAATGCGTGCAATCATGAAGGAGTTGAAGTATCTTGCGAGAGCGACTAACGCTGCAGTGGTTGTACTACACCACACTTCGGAGGCTGTCCAAGGTAGCCCGTGTCAACCACGGTCGGCTATTCAGGGTAAGGTTGCTCAACTTCCTGCTCTTATATGCACCCTCGGCGTTGTTGGTACTTCTATGGGTGTTGCACCTGTTAAGAATAGATACGGTAGAGCTGACGCAGGAGGAGGACTCATGACATGGGTTGCCTTTAATCCTGAGTACATGTTCATTGATGATATACCAGAGAACGTATGATTACATCATACTCTCTGACACCACAAGAAGAAGCAATCGCAGTAGAGGTTGGGTATCAAAGACAGAAGGTATACTTCGGAGACCCAACTAAGAATGTAAACTATTCAGAGGGAGACCTTTGGGAGTTATGGCAACATGCTGTTGCTGCTGGTAGTGAGTTAGCATTTGCTCGTATGATTGGTAAGACAGATTTTGTACCGCATTTTAATAAATGGAAAACAGAATTAGATATTCCTGGACTTGGTGAGGTTCGCTATACATTTAGTGACCAACCTAAGTTAAGATATACCAATCGTGATGATGACTCTTTGGTCTATATCTTAATGTCAGATGGCATGCGCCATAAGACAAGACGCGTAGGACCAGATTGGCTAGGTGCTCCATACCGAGCAATCGGTTGGTCGCATGGAAGTCAGTGCAAGAAGGATGAGTTTAGATATAATGAAAGAACTTGGTATGTACCACCGCAACATCTGTATCCTATGGATACGCTAGATATATTCGCTGGACAAATAAAAGAATGAGAGGAAATAATGTTAATGGATAACACACTAAAGCAGTTAAAGCAAGATGCATATGTTCAAGGTTGGCAAGATGCAGTATCTGCTTTGACTAAGGAATATGAAGATAGACTACGTTTAGTTATTGATAAGTTCGAACTACCTAAAGAGTATGAGATTACAAATGACGACACGCAAGAGTCACAAGGCTAGAGGTGCGACGTACGAAACAGACATCCGAGACTGGTTTCGAGCAAATGGATACGATAGTGAACGACTTGCTCGAACAGGTGCACGAGATGAGGGCGACGTTGTTGTCCGCAAAGACTTCCTTGGAAGCATTGGCGTTATCGAATGCAAAGCACCAGGTGCAGGCAATGCCATTGACCTTAGTGGTTGGACAAAAGAAGCACAGATTGAAGCAACGCATTATGCAGAAGCAAGGGGTATCGACCGTGAAGCGGTCCTACCAGCAGTACTTATCAAAGCTAGAGGAAAATCAATAGCAGATTCATATTTAGTATTACGATTAGGAGATGTATTCGGTGAATGATTTACCCAGCATCAAGGCTGTACTAGAACACTATGGTGCTAGTATGCGTCGTGACCATGGGCAAGTCAACCTGAAATGTCCGTTCCATGGTGACTCACATCAAAGTGGAACTGCAAACCTAGACGAGAATCTATTTGTGTGCTTTGCTTGCGGTGTACAAGGAAACAGTTTACAAATCATAGCACAACAAGAAGGATGTGACATACGTGGGGCAGCAAAATTCGCAGAAGGAACTCTTGGGCATAGCGTCGAAAAAGTACCAGGAAAGCATCTATCAGGCAGAGGCTTACCTTCGAAGCAGAGGTATAACTCTGGAGGTAGCACGGTTGGCACGATTAGGCGTAGTCGCGGAGCCTGAACCAGGACATGAGCAGTACACGGGACGCTTGTCAATTCCTTACATCACTAAGACTGGCATCTCAGACATACGCTTTCGCTCACTCAATCCTGCCGTTGAACCTAAGTACATGGGCATGGTAGGTGCAGATACAAAGATGTACAACGTGTTAGATATTGAACGAGCAGGCGACTGGATTGGAGTATGCGAAGGTGAACTCGACACCCTTACTATGTCACGATGTGTTGGAATCCCATGCGTCGGAGTACCAGGAGCAAACTCTTGGAAGAAACACTACACAAGATTACTTGCTGACTTCGAGCGCATCTTTGTTTTCGCAGACGGAGATGGACCAGGACGAGAGTTTGCAAACAGTTTGGCAAGAGAACTACCAGTCACTATCGTGGGATTCGGTGACGGGGAAGATGTTAATTCGGCGTACACAAAGTACGGTGCGAGTTTCATTAAAGAAAAGATGGGATTAACAAATGAAGAATAAGATTAATCCTTGTCCAGAATGTGGACAGCACTTTGATAATGTGTTCGAAGCAACAGACCATCTGCTTGAAGATGATGAAGAGTTCGACCCAGCATTGGTATTGCCTAATGGCTATCGCCTTATGATTGGTTCGTTGTTACGCTGTATGTATCGCTATGCAAATGACCCTGAACAAATACGAACGATAACACAGGACACGTACATGACTTTGTTCTCAGCAGAGACAGACCCAGATATAGTGCTTGAAGTTATTGAAGATATGATTGTTGGCTCTAGCATGGTGGGAATTGATGATGAACTTAAACAGCTACTCGAAGATGGAGAGTGAAGAAATATGGCAGATTATCCAGTATCTAACGGAGTTAGGATTACCAGTAGAGTCGGTGTTGAAGGACGGTACTCGGCTGAAAGTAACATTAACAATTCCGTTATTGCACGCGAAGTCCACTTAGAGGTGCATCTTAGCAACACAATCAAAGAGTTGTCTGACTTGTTGCTAAGTAAGCATAAGGACTATGGTCCTAAGAATATTTCACAAGCACCAGGCGGTGCAATCAATGGCCTGCGTGTACGTATGCATGATAAGTTAGCACGAATCAATAACCTGATTGACAGTGGTGCAAACCCTGAGCACGAATCCTTAGAAGATTCCTTCAAGGACATGGCTAACTATGCAATCATTGGGTTGCTGGTTCTACGAAAGCAATGGGACAATGACTAACAAATCTTCATTCGATTTAGACTTTGGATACGGACGCAAGGGCGAGCAGTTAGTAGATGAGTTGCTTACTGGTGGGCGTACTGTCGAAGTTAAGCGCGACCGCAAGTGGGCTAAGACTAACAACCTATACATTGAGACTGAGTGCTTCTTCAAGAAGATTGAGGACTGGGCACCATCAGGGTTAGGTGTAACTGAAGCTGCTTACTGGGCGTTCGTGCTTGAAGATAGCACACTCATTGTCCCAACAGATGCGTTGCGTTATGCAGTAAAAGAATTTGGTAGAGAGATTACGTGTAACATCCCACCTAATCTGTCTAAGGGATTCTTAATTACAGTAGATGATTTAATGTCAGCCACACGACTATACAAGAAGGCAAAGGCAGATGAACTGGCAACAAATTGAGCCGTGGGAATATGTAATCGTTGCGGTAGCATCAGAGTATCACCGCAAGTTTGATATGGTTGAACTCGAAGACATCAAGCAAAGTCTATACGAGTGGTTCACTAAGCACCCTAACAAGGTAGCTGAGTGGGAGAAGATAGGTAACAAGGATGCAAAGAACCTTATCTATCGTAGCCTACGCAACCATGCATTAGATTACTGTCAGAAGTGGAAGGCTAAGTCTGTTGGATACGACGTATCTGATTTGTATTACTATGAAGCAGATGTTATAGAAGCATTACTTCCTGCTGTGTTGCGTGCTGAGTATGGTGTTACTCATAAGTTAAACTTAGGCAGACCAGGGCGTCCAAGCGCCCCTTCTGAAGGTGGAAATCTATCTGTCATGATGATGGAAATAGACTCCGCATATTGGAAGTTAAGTAAAGAGGATAGAAAGATACTCTTCTTCCGATATGCAGAGTCTATGGACTACAAAGAGATAAGCAATTACTTATCACTAGGTAGTGATGACGCAGCCCGCATGAGAGGTAACAGGGCTGTCAAGCGACTGGTCAATAAACTTGGTGGCTTTAAGCCATACCTAGACAAAGACCTTCAAGAGGAAGTAAGTGAAACCCCAGACGAATTTGTAGAGTCCGAAGAGCGCAGCCATCATGATAAATGGGAGCAAGCAAGCGAGGATAGTCTCTAGTAGTTTACTATTCATCGTCGAATGTATACTCCTTATCGAAATCAGTCTCACTGTTTAACATCTCTTGTATCATACCTTCTAAGTCCAGCTCTGCTGGGTCAACATGTAGTGCTTCCCCATTTACATTGTAGAACTCTTCAATCTCTTTCATGCTAGCAAACTGTAGTTCATCAGACTGTAAGTCACAGGCTGAACAACCACCGTCTTCGCATACCTCACATACCATTTGCTATCCTCCCGTTGAATAGAATCCACTGCCATTAAACTTGACAGGTGGTGCACTGTACACCCTTACCATTGGCTCATTGCAACTGTCGCAGTAAGGTATGATTTCCTGTTCAGTCATACCTCTACTGATTGTGATAGTGCTTGAGTCAATCTCACATTTGTATTCATAGCTAGCCATTAGTTTGCTCCTAAGTCTTCACTTCTTGGGTAGACAACAGTTTGTGCATCTGCCCATGGGTCAATAGCAATAGCCTCTAAAGAATTTTCTATAGCATTACGTAGTTCTCGGTGCATCTCTCTATCGTTCTGTATGTACTCACGGTTCGCTACAATCTGATGTAGAAACTCAGTCATCTTCTATCTCCGTTCCTTCTGGTGTTGGTGCTGTTGCTAGTGTACCACACTCAGCGCACTCCATGTCAAGGAAGTACATGCCAATCTCTCCGTCGTCATCAAAGATAGTCTTAAGATTCCAAATCTCACAACCACATGGGCACACCAGTGTAGGCTCACCGCGTATGTCCATAGCCTGACTGTAATCAGGGCGCATCTCTGTTACATGCTTAGCCATTAGTAGTTACCGTTCCTTTTCCAATGAGACCATGCTTCGCATGGCGTGCCGTATCTATAGTAAATATAATCAAGTCCTCTGTCAATTTGTTGTGGTGCTGGTGTGTCAGGGTCAAGCCCCAATAGTTGTGGTATACCACCAGCATGCTTCCCCATCACGCGGATAGTATTGAAAGCACTTGGGTTCCAAGCACTCTCTTTGCCCCACAATCTATTGAGGCATGACACCTGATTATCTTTCCACTCGTTGAGCTTGTCTCTAGCGTATGCCTTGCTATCAACGACATTCCATTCTACGCGCACGCCTTTGTCTGTTGTGTCCGTGGCAGGTTTTGAATTGTCTGTTACTAGCAGTGCAATCACTACGAGTAGTAAGAAAGTTAATGATTTCATTTAGTGGTTGCCCTTACTCTGTGTGCGAAGTTAATCATAGACCTACGATTATTCCATGTCAATGAAACATCTGTAAGTATGAGACGCTCACCAGGCAGAGTGCCTCCCCAAATACCATTGTCTAAGTTCTCTTTCTTCATACCCTCGGCAAAGCATTCAGCCTTGACAGGGCATGCGTTGCAGATAGATAGCGCGGTCCGCACGTTAGCGATACGTTGCTTGTACTCTTGACTGTTCTCATTGATGTGGTAGTTATCAATGTCGCTATCAATAGACTCGCTGAACCATAGGTCAGGGTTCTCATGACCTGTGCATAGACCTTGCATACTCTATCCCCTATCTCTCTAGTGCTATCTCTGTCATCTCGTCGAATTCTTCGTCGAGTTCTTCTTCATCATCATACCCTAATGCTACGTCGTCGTCAAGTTGTGGCTCATAGCTCATGCTTGTACTCCTTTCCTACTTCGTAATCATTACATACTGCTTCTACTGCTTCATCTAATTCTCGTCGTAACTGTGTCTGTTGCTCGCTTGATAGGTGAGCAATCATCTCATCAGTTAGTTCTGCTTTCCAAGTACTCATTGTCTATCCTCTCTAGTAAATAATAGTGAGCAGTTTATACTCATGCTCAGGAGTTATGCTTACGCTTCGAACACTACTTCTGTGTAGCCGTCGAGTCGCTCATGTGTAGTGATAAGACCCTTGCTACCTGTGATGTGCTTGTATGTGCCGTTACCTAGCGATACCCAAACCGACTTAGGCTTGAAGCGTGTCTGTGAAGGTAGTGCCTTCACGATAGTGCCACGCTTTGGGTAGTCACTTGATGTATCAACTGCGTTGTATGAAATCTCGTCTGCGATAATGCGTAATTCCTCAGCGAGATTTAAGATTGTGTCGTTAGACATTTGTTACCTCTCTAGTAGTCGTATTTGAAATCAGCAAGGCTTCGTATGCTTTGCCAATCTTTGTTTGGTGTGTAACATAGGCAGTCATCTATCATGATTGAACAATCAAAGCATGACTTGCACATGTTACAGTAGTACGGGTTGTCTGTCAAATCTGTGGAGGACTCGCAGTAGGGGCATAGCTCTAAGTCTATGTCCACATCTACTGCGTAGTCCCACAGTTTGTCGGTATAGTTTGTGGCTTTGACAGGCTCTAGGTAGGTAGTACGCTTATGACTTTGGTTACTCCACCAGATACCTTCATTGTCCCATGAACCAGCCGACTCGTTGAGTAGATACATAGGGTGTTGCGCTGCTGGGTCACATGTAATGATAGCAATCTTGCTACCCTTAGCCCAAGTCTCAGCCATAATCCATACGTTATCATCATCAAGTGCGGACACGCCACCAATTCTAGGTAGTGTATCCTCAGCGAAGACACGCGTATCACTACGCTTGTCGGACTTGCCGATACTTATGTCAAGCACACCATTGTGTGCTAGGTAAGTACGCTCATCATTACCAACCTTGAACGGGTGGCAATTCTGCTCGTTCTTAACACCATGCGTGGCGTATCGTGCGTGCCACATGGCGTATCCGTCTGGGAATTGCTTGCGTAATTCCAAGAAGCGGGCAATAGATTTTTTAGCAGACATGCTACGCTCTGAGATAATCCTATCACCAGCATGAATAGCAAAGCCAAATCCGTGTGGATTACTACACGCACCAGCGTGTAAGTCTGCTTTGTTTGGTGTGGAGTTTGGCTCGCACACTACAAGTAAGCACATAGTATCATCTCCCTAAGCGTTAGCAGTTATCTTGTTGTTGATGTCTACTGATTGTATCTTGTCCAACCTAGAGTACAGGTCGGGGTAGAGTCCATTGTTGGACACTACATAGTCAGCAAACCACTCCCAAGATAGTGCGCCAAGTTTGACGTCATCTAGTCGTAGTTCCCTAGTGTATTCTACCATGGCTTGTGCTAAGTCTAGGGCACTTAACACGCCACTTGCTTTCATTGTGCCCCTGAAGAAGCGCAATTCTATGGTGTTCTTGTTCTGTGTATTGACGGCTGAGTATCTCTCTGTGCTGTGTCGGTCGGGGTTGCCGACCTTGTGCTTGATAGAGAATACTGGGCGGTCATACTCATCAAAGGTGTACACATCATTGAACCTTGCGAAGCGTGACTTACGACCCGCAAACTTCATCATGTGTGGTGCGTTGTGGTACACAAAGGCTATGAACCTATGCAAGTGTGCGCCACTACTAAATCCGTCACGACTTAGGTGTATGTGCAGACCACATGTGTCTGTATCCCACGACCTAGCGTCATAGTCTTTGCGTAGTGACTCTATGGTATTCCATAGTAGCGCACTATTCTCGCGGTATTCTTGGTGCGTGTGCGGGTGAGTAACTATCTCGAACCCGTTGCTAATACTGCCGTCATGCTTTAGGTATGCGATACCCTGCAAGTTGCGAGAAGCAAAGGCTGAGCCTGAGTCTACACGTGGCAACTCTGTCTCTAGCTCAAAGCCGAGATAGATGTTGCGCTTGCTGATACCTTTGAAGATAGGTGCTGGCTTGCATGAGTAGTCGTGAATAGTACCGCTACTACGATAGGCACGACAACACTTACCCTCTACACTATCGCTCTCACGACAATCGCAAGGGTAATCATTGTGGTATGACTCATCACAGTCATCACAGTAATAGCAATTATCAGAGAAGCAATCCTCGCAGTATGGCGTATCGCCAACGTAGGTTGTACTCTCTGATGATGACTCGCAGCAATTCTCACAGTAGTAACTGTAATTCTCCCAGCAATAGTCGCACCAATCCTCGTTGCCTACGGTGTGGCTGTTCTCGCTAGCCATACCGTCCTCGCAACGGTTACAGTAACTAGCGCAACTGTCACACCAATGCTCACCATTGACCGTGATGTGTTCCTCTATGTCGCGTATGTCGTTGCACTCATGGCAACTAAACACGCACTCTGTACAGTAGGCATGGTCATTGACGACCAATTCATCACCCGACTCTATGTTACTAGAGCATGTATGGCATACCAAAGTCTCGTTATCTTCCATGTATCTCACCCCCTCTCGCTGTATAGTCGTAGTATAGCATGGCGTTAAGCCTTTGTCAATTCTTTCGCGTTGTCAATTATAGCGTCTGCTATCTTAGAGCGCAAGGTCTGAACCTCTAGCACTAGGCTAGGGAAATCGTTGCGCTTATGGGTATCCTCTTGCACTCTAAGTGCCATGCGGATTACCTCGACCTCACGTTGGGTAAGGTCTAGCAATAGGTTATCGTGCGTCATAGTAGCCTTCGTATTGGCGCAATCTGCGCTCCAATACATAGACTCTACGGAAGGCAATCACTAGCATAGTGTTAGCAAGTGCTAACGCTATTACTACCGCGACTAGGTCGCTTGCAGATAGTGTCATGTCTAACCTCTCTCACAGGGACACCATGAGCCTAGATTAAGTTTGCCACACTTAGGACAAGTCCAAAACCTATCCTTGCGTGGGTCGCTTTCACTAGCCACTTGATACCCCTATCTTATCATGGCTTGACGGGTTTGTCAAGTCGTGCCACGCTAGGGCTTGAACCTAGACTTACCCCCGCTATCGGGCGTGGCTAATTCTTAATCGTTCGCGTCTATGTGGACGCTAGGTAGCGTGGCGCGGAACTCGCGTTCGCGTTCGCTAAGTGCTAGGGCGCGGGCTAGGCGTTCCTGTGTGGCTTCATCAAGGGTCGGTAGCACGCGCTCAACCTTAGGCATGTTGGACTTTACGGCATGGCGTGGGCGTGTACGGCGTACAGCCTTGCCATGTGTAGTGTCACTCAACCGCCAACCGCGTGAGCCTAAGCGTGTGCTAGTGGCTCGTACAGTAAGTGCGGTGATACCATTAAAGTTAGTGTCTATGCTATTCCGACCCGTTAGGGTCGTTGCCATGCGTTATCCTTTCATGCTTAGACTAGGGTATCTCCCTATTCTAGTGTCGCGCTAGGTTACGAGCCTAGTATAGCCTATGCTACGCGACTTGTCAAGTTAGACACAATAGAGTCGTGTTACTCAACCCCGCGGGTCTGCTACTAAGTAACGAGTCAAGCCTATCATGTCTCTATTGACTTGTCAAGTGGTGACGCTCTAACTTTCGCTAGGTCTTTCACTTGTTGAGAGTAATCTATCACTCTCTGACTCGCTTGTCAAGTCTTTCGACTATCGGCGTGTCGTGTTATCTTTTGAGGGGTTCGCCCTCTATCTGATGACAAGTAGAACTATACCCCATGAGACTAGGCGTGTCAAGTCGAAATCGTGTGATGTCGGTCACATCTTTCCTGTGAGTTTCCTGAGAGTCTACTGTGAACTGGGTCACACCTTGCTAGTCTGAGAGTTGCCTGAGAATTTCCTGAGAATTATTATAGCCCCCGAAGTCTGAGAATTAACTGAGAGTTTCCTGTGAGCCCCCTGTGTGTCGGGTGGAGTGTC